ACATTAAAAGAACAGAAGGTTGTAAGAGACCTTCAACAACAAATACACCAGTTGCAAGTGCAACAACAACAAATACAAAAAAATGGCAATTAGTGCATCAGCAAATATTAATTTTAACTATGGGAATTACTCGCAAGACGAGTCGTTTACCGCAGACGTAGCAGGAAGGGATTACATCGCCGGCTCGGGTAGGGCGCTTGTGGCGGGTGCTGCAATTACGGCAGGGTCGTATGTCGGAACGGCTGTTCATGGATTACTGCTCATTACTAATGATAACACAGTAGGTGATTTACTGGTAAGTATTGATGGCGGATCAAATTGGGACATAAGTATTCCTGCTACAATGAGTAATTTAATCTCTGTAAATAATGACCACGCTGTTCATGTTAAAGTAGCGCAAGCAACAACTGACGGAACAGGAGTCGCATCTGCGTCTTCAACGGTAGTTACCTTTGATGGCACGGTATCCTCGGGTGTGCTTGGCACTGCTACAGCAACGTTGGATAGTGGAACCTACGGCACTGGAGGTCCTTGGGTATTCCGTTTCCTTTCCGGTACAACAGCGACTCCTTACGATATTACCGGAGAAACAGTGCAGGATTTAAGTAGTAATTATAGTGGTTCTACAGCATTAGACCTTGTGTACTTCTGTGATTATCACTACGTCTTAACTGAGAAATAATGCTACAGGCTGAATTAGAAACTAAGCAAAAGCTTCGTGACGCGCTTCAAGAGAAGTTGCGCCAGAAGCGGGCGTTTGGTCTACCCTTTTATCAGCCACATCCAAAGCAAGAAAAGTTTCACAGATCGGGAACATACAAACGCCGTTATGTTAGAACAGGTAACCGCTTCGGTAAGTCCGATATGGGCGCGGCTGAAGACTGCTCATGGGCACTCGGGTACCGTCCGTTCTTTGACAAAGGTGATCCTGATCAGACACGTGGCATTCCGAAACGTCCAACGAAAGGATTAATAATTTGTCAAGACTGGGACAAAGCACAGGAAATCTTTACTGCAGAAGAAGATGGTCTCGGCCGGGGAAAGCTACTCAAGTTCCTCCCGGATGTCCGCAAGAACCCAGACAAGAAGGCACCCGGTATAATAGGGTTCAAAAAGAACTCATCCGGCATTACCCAAGTAAAGGTTCGCTCCATGTATGGAGGAATTTCCTCTATTTACTTAGACACAGTGAAGTCATTTAAACTAGACGGTATGTCCCAAGAGTCCTCTAACTGGGACTGGGTGCATATTGACGAACCCTGCCCACAAAGTATGTGGAAAGCAGTATCTCGAGGTCTGGTCGACGCTCACGGGTCAGCATGGTTCACCTGCACTCCTTTACGGGAACGGTGGATTAATGATATGTTTGTCCCTGGGAGATATTCCCATGTAGACGAAAAGGAGGCGAATGTGTTCCAGATTAATGGAGCAGACCGTTGGATCATGATCGGGTCAATGCATGACAATCCTCACCTCTCTGAAGGGGCGAAGAAAGAATTTATTGCTGATCTGTCTAAGGACGAAATAGCTACAAGGATTGAAGGGCGTCCAGCTCATTATCAAGGGGTTATTTATCCTCAGTTCCAGTACGATCGTCATGTAATTGAAGGCGTGCCGAAAGGGTGGAAGGATGCTTTTACTCCACCCAGGAATTGGAATGTGAGACTTTCGATTGATCCGCACCCGCGTAAACCACATGCAGTTTTATTTGCTGCTATCTCACCCCTAGGCGAAGTGTTCATCTATCATGAGATCTTTGAACAACTGAACTTTGATGAGTTAGCCGAAGCAATAAGACAGCATCTTGGTGATCGTGTGCCAGAGTCCTCTCCGTGTGACTGGATGGCATTTGAGGAACCCCAAGATTCTAATGCACGTTGTCTCGCAGATCACTTAGACGACTATGACATTCCTGTGCATAAAGCACCTCGTGCACTTTCACAAGGGATATTAGAGACACGGCAAGCACTCGCAAAAAAGAATTTCATTCACGTCCTTCCACACATGGATCGGTTTTTATATGAGATTGAGTCATATGTCTGGGATCACAACAAAGAAAAACCTGTTGATAACGATGACCACATGATGGAGAACTTCTATCGTCTGGTTATGGAAGGCCTCGACTACAATGATCCAATCTATAATAACTCCTCGCGCGCACATGTCATTCATGGGCGTAACACAGAACTACCACCACATTTTAATTTACCCGATTTAGACACTAACGTGAAAGAAGATTACTCTTGGCTTAACGGAGCTGGAGGAGAGTGGATTCGCGACGGCGTGTAAATCCTCACTGACTGAAGAAGTATGATGACGCAAGAAACACGAGATGAGTTGAGCAAGGACAGTATGTCTGCGTTCCACACAGCTCTATTTAGCAAGTGCAATGAATTGCTCCGCATGAGTTATGACCACATGCAGAAATACTATTCCACTTGGGATAAGCACGGCGACACTGTTGCAGGGTTTAGAACAAGAGATAAGGAGGACGAACGAGCCGCTAAACTTGGTGAGCCAGAGAAGATGACCGTGCCGTTATCTCGTGCACAAGTACACACAATGGCATCATTCTTGTTCCTGTTCTACCAACAGCGTCATTACGCGTTTGAGTACCAGCCACAGGACTACACGGACTATGAGATCCGCGAGATATGTGAGAAGCTGGTTCATAGAGACTGCGAAAAGTCTAATTGGTCACAGATTTTGTATCAGTGGATTCTTGACTGCTGTAGGTTTAACCTTGGTGTAATTGAGCACTCATTCTGCACAGAGACAGAGAAGTTCCCTGTGACACAGATGGTTGACCACTCTGTAATGGGTTTTAACTATCAAACAGAAGAAAGCACTTTAGTTGATGTCCCGGTCTTCCAGGGCAATAAGATTTACAATATCTCCCCGTATCGCTTCTTCCCTGACCCACGTCACTCCCTTACACGTATGCAGGAGGGAGAATTCGTAGCAGTAGAGGATGAGATGTCACGTGCTGATCTCCTTAAAATGCAGAACGATGGTTATGTAGCCGGGATGGAACACGTTAAGGATCCGGATAAGAACTTCTTTGAGAAGACTCGTGCGGGTGCAAGACATACACTGCTTCGTCCTTTCCGAGAGAACGATAAGCATAATACGAGTAGGGGTGTTGTGTCAGTGACACGGATGCAAGTTCGCTTAATCCCTTCCAGGTTTGAATTCGGTAAAGGGCAAAAACTTGGCACCGAAGATTACCCTGTGCAGTATATCGTGTGGATCGCGAATAACCAAAGAGTAATCAGGGCTGAGCCGGCGAACTACTTGCACAGAAAGTTTACAGTTGATGTAGGCCAGTTCGATGCTGACATCCACAATTGGATGGGTGACGGTCTTGCTGGCACAATCGACAAACTTCAGAATGTTGTGAGCTGGTTCGTTAACACAAGGATCATGAGCGTTAGGCGTAACTTGGATCACCAGTTGATCTTCGACCCTAACTTCATTGACTCACAGGCGTTAAAATCCCGTGCTCCAATGGTGCCGTTAAAGCGTAGTGTCGGCAGAAGAAAGCTCACTGATGCTGTTATGCAGTTGCAGGTAGGTGATGTAACCTCAGGGCACTTAAACGACGCCCAGGCAATGATGGAGTTAACCAATTTAGTTACAGGAGTGAATGAGTCAGCTATGGGTGCTATTCATGGTGGACGACGTTCTGCTTCTGAACACAGAGCAGCGAATCAAGGTGCCTCAGCTAGGATGCGTATGGTTGGAACAAACATGTTTAATCAATGTTTACGTCCGATGGCACACAAGCTACTAATGAATCTCCGACAGGGAATACAGCAAGAGACATTCGAGCGTGTGATCGGTCGACCCAATCCCCTAGATGTGGCAGCGGTCACCAACCAACAAAGGCAGTGGGCATTGTTCAAGGCCGATCCCGCTCACCTTGCGGCTGGGGAAGACCAATTTGTATTAGATACTTTAAATCCTGCCGAGAAAGTGCATATGGCACAATCACTCGGAGAACTCTTCAAGGTCATCATGTCTGTGCCGGACGCAGCGGCAGCCTTTGACATTGATCCTAAGAGTGTGTGGGACGAAATCATGGAGTTGCGTGGTAGCGGTGATATGCGCCGACACTCACTCCGGGATCGTATGATCCGTGAACAACAGCAACAACAAACCTCAAATGGAAGCGCAGGAACAGGAAATCCAAATCAACAACGCCAAGAAGGAACTGGAGGAACTGGAACGGTGGCACCAGCTGCCGCAAACACAGGAAATGCTGGAGTTTCTTACTGAAGAAGCTAAAGCGTTAATTCCACTTATTCTTGAACCGGCAGAAAGTGAACATCACAGAGAAATTCAACAACATCAGAAAGGCGAAGTAAGGGGCTTGCTCCAGTTATCTTCGGCCATTAAACAAAAACAAAACGATCTCCGACTTGTGATCGCCAATAAAGGTGAGAGCAAGGAGAAACCCAGGAACCCCATTCAAGAACTAATGGATGAGGGTTATAACCTACTAAACCTAACATAACAATGAGAATACACCAACTAGGGTTTATCCACGAAGAAGCATCGGAATACGGTGACGGTGGTGGCGCTGACCTCGGCTTGCCTACAGACGGACAAGCAGTGGTGGAGTCAACAACTCCGCCGGAACCAGAAATAGAAACTGAACAACCTGAGCTTGAGTTAAACGACGAACAGGTCGAACAGGAAACTCCACAGTTTGATCCTACCGCTATCGGTAAATCAATCGCTGAAGAGTTAAAGCCTGCTCTCCAACCCGTTGAACAACCCAAGACCGTTGATGATTTGACTGAGTCTGAGAAAGCAGAAATGCTCAATCGGATGCAGTTCAACGAGGAATTTGTCCAACAGATGTTCGGAACCTACGATGAACCGGCGGAAAAAGAACAGCAACTAAAGGCTCTTGACGCATTACGTCAGGGCGTAGTTAATGAAGCTGCCACGATAGCGCAGTATTTGGTGCAACAACAGCAAGAGCAACTTACGCAACAGCTCGCACCAATATTGCAATCCTATCAAGAGCAACAGAGTAATAAGTCAGAACAAGAGTTTTATGACCGATATAAAGCCTTGGATAACGATAATTACCGTAACTTAACTAAAATGGTTGCTACCAACGTCCAACAATCCGGTAAAGAGTTCGCCACAACGGAGGCCTATTACCAGGAAATTGCGGCACAAACCGAAGCAATGATTAAACAAACAGTTCCTAACTTTAGTTTAAACGGCGCTTCAACAACAACAAAAACAACGCAAATGACAGCTCCAGCTTCGCAACAAATCGGCGGGCAGGGTGGATCTGGCGGAGCACCTAGAACACAAGAGAAGGTTTCTAGACAGCAACACGCTGCTAACATTCTCCAATTTTAGGTCTCAGTGCCGTGCTAGTCCCGTTTGCAACACTAGAATAAATAACTATGGCATCATTACTTGGTCTTACAGCGACCGACGACTTGGCAAGTCATGCGAGTTTGTCTGCCCGCCGGAAAGTCTTTTACGCTTTTCCTAACGGTAGTGCTCCAATGACGGGTCTTTTATCAATGGCTGACATAGACTCTACCGACAAGGCAGAGTTTGGTTGGTATCACAAGAGGGATCAGGACATGAGAGTTGTCCTGGGAACGGGTTCTGGAGGACATGGTCCTCTTTCTCCTACCACAGTTGACAACGTTGGCGCCGGCACTACTGGCATGACCAACGACACAGCACAGACTGTTGTGAACGGAACTGTTTACCGTGCGCAGACAGGTGCAGGTGGAGCAAATAAACTCCGTGTCAACAACATCGTATTGTTCAAGGACTTTCCAACAGGAAGTGGAACTGACACAATCGATTTCCAAGGTCAAGTTACGGAAGTAGGGACTAACGGAAATTACTTTGAGTTCAAGGCGTTGAACAACGCTGGTATTACTCCAGGAGCAGATGACGGTGGACGGACAGGTAACACTACGATTAACAACAACACTGCTCGATGGGGTGGAGGTTCTTCTGATAAGAACGTCACCACAGATAATCGTGCGGCTATTATCGTAGGTTCAGCTAACCCAGAGGGTGGTGCTTCACAGGACGGCACATGGAGTCTTCCTGAGCTGACCTCGAACTATACTCAAATCTTCAAGACTCCGTTTAGTTCTACCGGAACTTCCTTACAAGAGGGAATGATCTGGAGTGACACTGGTCACTACAAGGACAAGGCATGGGAAGCAATGCGTACCCACGCTAAGGAGATTGAACTTGCTGCCATCTTTGGTATTAAGACTAAGACAGATATTACTCATTCTGGTCTTACAACACCTCAGCGCACCATGAACGGTGTATTGAACTACCTGCGTGAGTGGGATAGTGCTAAAGGTGCTACCTCCAATGATGACGATAATAAGCGTTATGTGCAGCAAAACAACACCCTGAGCTATACTCAATTCGAGGACTACATGGGACGTCTGTTTACTGTTACCAACGATAAGAACTTTGAAAAGATCTGCTTCTGTGGCTCCGGCTTCTTGCAGACCATCAACAGAATTATTGACGGTAAGGTGCAAGCTCGTACATCTATGTTGGGTGACGAGAAATTCAGGTTCCGCGTGGCTGAAGTAACAACTATGCACGGAACAGTGTATTTCCACACACATCCGTTGTTCACGCAGACAGCAGAATTCAAGAACTCTGGTTTGTTCCTTGACATTAATAACCTGAAGATGCGTCCGTTGAATAATCGTGACACGCACGTCCAGGAAAACATTCAGGCTAACGATGTTGATTATCGTAAGGATCAGTACATGACTGAGATCGGTCTTGAGAACGTCCTTCCTGAGTCTCACCTCTTTATTGGTGGTGTTACAGGATCTGCTTAACCCATAACAAAGGAGACTATATAACTATATGGCTACTAAAAGCATTGCGGGTAGAGACCCGCGCTACATCGGACCTCAATCTGGGTCTGATCGTCAGGGTAAGTCCCTGTCCACCACGGCAAGCGAAACGTTTGCTACGGGTAAAAATAAACTGGAAGAACACAGCACCTCTCTGGGTGGCAAGGGTAAGCCTGGCAAAACTCAGGGACACGGTGGCTAAGGGACTTCCTCAGTAACTGAAACAAACTTGTAAAGGGATTCGACCGTGACTAGAACATATCAAGAACTCCGGGACGCAGTATTAACATACTTGCAAGTTCCGGCGAATAGTGAAGGAGAGTTTACGCGAGGCACAACAGACATGATTCTTGTAGCAGCAAACAACGCTATGAGATCCGGTCAGAAACGCCACGATTTTAACTTTCTAGCCGGATCAGTTCAGGTCTCGGTCGATCCCGATACAGGTGCTGATTGGACGTCATTGACTTCAATTGGAACAAAGCTTCGGCGAATAGAGACAGTGTTTCGCGTTCAAACCGCGGGGCTGTCTCCTATTCGTTGGACAACTCGCCAGACCTTAGCGAATGAGATCTTACGATCAAATGACCGAAGCGTATCTAGGGAATGGTATCCCACTGATGCTACAGAATATATCACTGAGACAATGGCATTAGTTGAAGGAAATAAGATTTATTTACATCCTAAGCCGGACGCGGCTACTACATTAGAGGTGCAAGGGTATACTTGGCTGAATGACTTAAGTGCCAGCGTTACAGACGGCGTGTTGAGTGACACTAACTTTATGCTAGAGTATGGCTTTGACTGGGTCATGTGGCAGACGTTAGTTGAACTAAACTATTACACCAAGCAATTCGTAGCACGTCAGGAGGGCAACCTTCCGCCACCAACTCAAATGGCTGAACGTGCCTGGTTGGACTTGGTTCAATGGGATGACACTCTATTTGAGAAGCAAATGCATACTGTTGAATAATGGCAGATACACCACAGAAATTTCCAGCGAGTAGTGCGTCAAAAGGCGTATTAAACGAGAAGAAAGCTAAGGACATCTCCACTAACGGAGAAGAGCATACTGATTACATCCAGGAGGTTCAAAATGAAATGGAGCTACCCGCCACCACTTTTGGTAGGGTAGAGAATAAGCTTTCACCTATTAACTCTACACGTGCTCAATGGCAGGCAAAGGACGTCACAAAGTTCAGGACAAAAGAAGATAAAACGTCCTTAATGCAGGACTATATTTGTTCGACTGAAACAACTACAAAAGTTCAAAAGAAAGGTAAAGGACCTCATTCGCCGACAATTGGTTTACTTAAAAGCACAACAGAGGATCTTGATGGTATACATGAAAGGCGCGTTGACGAAAAAGTAAAGGGTGGGTATACTACATTAAATGAAACGTTTCGTGAACCGATATTTCAGTATCCTGTAACTGTCACACGACAGATTATTCCTAAGCAAGTATTAAATAAGAAAAAGGAAACAACTGAAGAGGTTACGCCACCCCAAGGAGGGGTTGATATAACCATAAAGGATCTTGATTGTCAACGTTCTTTAAAAACAACTAGATCAATTAAAATTGGTCAGCCTATTGAGTTATACAAAGAGATTAAGTTTCGTTTCCCTAGTATACTTCTTGGCTGGAACCAGGGTTCCGGTTTTTCGCCACAGCAACGAAGAAGTTGGTTTTCTACTAATGCCAATGTGCGTGATGGTTTTACCAAAACAATAACATCTAAGGTGAAGATTTCGTTACATAAAACAAAACCTGACCCTACAGACAGGGATAAGATACTGCAAATCATCCCAAAAAATCTTGTTCATAATGGTACGTTATTTAATGTAAACGTGCCTTCGGTTATTTGTAATTCGAGAACGTTACAAGCAAACACACATTCGGAAGATACTTATTATGGATTTGCAACCGAGAGTTATGGTTATGGTGCATCCACCCCAAGTAAAACCGCATATGAAAATATGGTAAAGGCTAAACAGTGGGTGTTAATAGCTGAAACTATTGTTCCTTGGAAGTATAATACCTGGAGAGTAGAGAAAACATATATCATACCCGAATGAGTAAATTTATTCCTCCAGAACAAGAAGAGACTGCTGATTGGCAAAAACGTCAAGAGGCATTTAATTCCCCTACCCAAGGGATACAAGGTGGGCGTGACTATGCGGAAGACATATTGCATCGTGCCCCGACAGGGTTTTCAAGTTGGGTTGGTCAGCATCCTGAGCACTTATCAGACTTTCGTCGTTTTGCTTTAGATAAAACGGGTAAGAATCTGCTCATCCCTAGGTTTGATATTTACATAGCAAACGACCAGAATTTGACGCAAAAGTATTCTCCTCTTATCCCACAGATTTCTGAGAACGATAAGACTAAATTAACTCACGCTATGTATAGTGGGTCAAAGGGTAGGTTAGTTAAGCGTGATCCTGCGCCACAAGGACAAGGAAATAAAGCAGCTCCCGAAATGTTTGTTTATGTCTGTATAAAGGGATATAACGAAAGCGCCGAACAGTTTGTTGATAATCAAGCTAACCGTGACGGAAAGCCGTGGTTTATAGCAGAGGAGGCGTGGATTGAGACAGATGCTCAAGTTAAGGATGACCAGCATGGTGAACCGGGCGAACAAGACATTAGGAAATATGTTAAGGTAGGTAAGATTAATACTAAGACATTATTATGTGAGACTTACATCGGACAGGAAATGTATCTTCATTATGATGCACCACCTGTGAATGATGAGATTGTGACATATAAGATGTCGTCTTGGTGGGAACCTAAGTTATCACGATCTGGATCAAGTTGGGTGTTAAGAATCGGAAAAGGTTGTAATCTTGTTCCCACTGCGCCCGTAGGAAGTCAAGAAAGTATCTTACCTGAGTCTTATTGGAAAAGAGAACTTTGTTACCGTAAAGGTTTCGGACCAATAAGGTTATTTAACAGGAAGAATTATTTTTGGGTAGGTAAAAAATTAACGCACAATGTTCCGGGCGATGGCACTCCCGAACAACCCGGTGGTTACTTGGTTGCTGATCAAATAGTTGCAGGACCGGGCGCGTTACATGGTCATGACGAAGCTGACCCAGCCCAGCCCGAGGCACTGGCAAGTATTCGTAGCCACTATCTTGTAACAACATTAGCAGATAATGACTATGAAAGCCCGGCTGTGGATAGAACTTATTCTTTTAAACACACAGATCAACCTGCTAAACCTACTGACATAAAAATTAGTGAAAATCCCCCGGAGTATATCAAATATCAATTTCTGGGTCAAATACATTTTAACGCAGGTCAGCTTGAGACTTTCGAGTGGAGGCTTAATCATACTTTTTATTGGGATCCACTAAACGCTCCGGTTGGTTCGTATGGCGATACTTCTGGAGGTGACGGCACTATAACTGACCCGGGGCGTAAATTTGGACCAGGAGAAGCAGGACAGTCATAATGGATAAACCAACAGTAGACCCAAAATTTATCATAACTCTTAGTATTGGACTAGCTGTCCAAGCTGCGGGTATTATATGGTGGGCAAGTAATTTACAATCTTCCGTCCAACATAATGATTTCCAAATACAAATGATTGCAAAAGACGTAGCAAAGAACTCTGAATTCGTAGAGCTATGGCCTGCAGGTAAATGGGGTTCAGGTAGCTTACCCTCTGATGTTAGACAGGACTTAAAGATAGGAATGTTAGAGATGGATATGGACAAGGTAATGACCAAACTTTATAACGGGCAGCATAAGCCTGAGTAATTTAACACACAAACAACATGGCAGACAAACTAGAAAAACTAAAAGGCATGGCAGAACTCGCCGCATTGTTCGGTGGGACGCCAGAGTCTGAAATGCGTAATCGTCTACTTGAACAACAGATTCAAGCGGGACGTGAACAAACACAAGCATTGCGTCATCAAACGCAGGGCAGTATGTTTAGGTCTTTAATAGACCTGAATAAGTTCCAAAATGACCAAAAGCTAAATGCACTTAGGGGTGATGCTTTGCAGTCAGAAATTGATGCAAATAACGCTAAGACGCAGGCACAGTTACAGACAAAAGCACATGCCGCAGCTTTACACGAAGATTATAAAAGGGGACTGGAGCTTGAGAATTTAGGTAAAGAAACAGCTAATACTAACGCAATTGCGGCAGGTCAACAAGCTCAGGCTGAGTCTACAGCGCGAATAAAGAAACTTAATCAGGAATCAACGATACTACAAAATTCTCTTGATGAGTATAAACTCAATGCTCGGGTTCGTGATACAGGTCGGGATAAAGCTATAGCTGAGAATGTGGCAGGTGCAAGAGGTGCGGACGCAAGATTGATAGCTGACTACATCTCGAAGCTAGGTAACCTGGAGAGCTTGCCTACTGTAATGAGAGAGGTAATTGCAACTGGCTTAAAGTCAATGGATCCAAGTGGGTTAGGGCAAGGGGAGTTTGACTCTGCTCGAAGTGCTCCACCTCAAGATACAAGAACTCCAAAAGAAATAACCACACAGCAAGTTGCTGACACACAAACAGGCTTGGCAATTCGTGAACTAATTGAATCTCTACGTGCTAACAAAGTTCTTTCAGAAGACGAGAAAAGACTAAGGTTCCAGCAACTACAGGATCAGGTACTCCTTTTGCAAAAGAGTTTAAACAACACGCCTTTAGGTGCGATGCAACAAACAAGGCAACCACAAAACACAAAACAACAGTAAACAATGGCAGATGACTTCATGAAAATATTCAACTCTCTTATGGGGGGAGGTGATCAAGATGCTCGCGGCACAGCAGAAATTGCCGCAGTTCCAGCGATGGGCGTAGCTAACCAAGTTGGTGCACCCGTGGCAGGAAACCCTACACTTGGGATGCTCTTACAGCATTTTGGGTCAGGAGCACCAAGACGAACAATGAGTGGACAACTAGAGGGACAACCTGCTCCCGATCCATTCACTAATTTAAACGCAATGCGTGAATCCCAGCAGGCACATGACCTGGATAGGATGAACCACTCTATTGCTATGCAGGACTTACGGGCACAGGGAGGTCAATTACCTCTTGCTCCGTTTACTCCTAATGCGGGTCAGATAAGAGCTGATCTTAACGCTAGGCAAGGATTGGGTCAGAGCACATTTGGTGCTGATGCTGTAGCAGCTGACCCTCAAACAGGCGTCACGTACGGTCCGGCTCCTCAAGGTCCTTTGTGGACTTCAGCAACACCTACATATTTTGAGCCGTGGATGACTGACCCCAGCGGTCAAAGAAGGCAAAATGCTACAGGGAATATACCTGAGCAAACACCCGCTCAACCTACTGTAGCTGAACCAAACCCATTCCGTCCATTCAACGGAGTATTCGCTAACCTTTTTAATCGTTAACCTACTATCCCTATGGGAGCTTTTCAAAGTTTATCAGAACAGACACATACTCGTCCCAAACCAGATCTCTCCAAACGAGATGAACAGCTTGCAAACTATGCGAGATGGATCGGTCTTGAAGGAGAGGACAAGATGTTTATTGGTCGGACACGTGCCGGCCTTGGAGAGTTTATCTTAGGTAAAACCTGGCCGATCACTGGCACTACTCCTAAGAAAGATCGTAAGATTGGATCGGGAGCGTGGCAAGACCATGCCTTTGCGTTATGGAAAAGTATCCCAGGTAATGAAAAGCATTCTAAAAAAGAATGGGGTGAAGCGTTCAAGAAGGTTTATCCAGAGTATAGTCAAGCTGTTCATGGACACGATGACGGTATTGTAGGAACGGCTGTTGATTTTCTAGGCGATACGTTTAGAAACATAGCGGAATCAACAGGTGCGCCCACTGCATTAGAGTCTGCCGGAGAGGGCATAGCTGGTGCGTTAGGTGCAAGCGAACAAACACAAGAGACTGTTGGCGGGGCTATGGCTATGTTGCCTGGCATGTTTATGGACATAGTCGGTCCGGGTAAATTTGCAAAGCTAGCTACTGTCGGTAAGGGAGGTAAGGCTGTCACAGGTGCAAAGTCCTGGGTTCCTCCCGTAGCACCCGCAGGTAAGGCAAAACGTCTTACACCATTTACCAACAGACAAAGTATTGGAACAGGGTCTACTTTAGGGGCAACAGGACTCAGTCCTTTCCAGGCACGATTAGCTTCTCAGCTTGGAACAGGAACAATGATGGGTATGCGCACGTATAGTGACACCCACTCACCATTCACTTCAATTGCAATGGGTGGTGCTGGTGGAACAATACCTAGCATGATGAACGTAGGAGGTAATATTGCTAAAAGGTTATTCCCTCAAAAGGCATTGACTGATTTAACCAAGGCAAGTACACTTGGTGTTGCTCAACGTCAATTACTTGCTGAACAACTAGGCTCTAAGACTATGGCGAATACGCTAGGGTCAAAATGGGGAGAGTGGGGTGGAAGACAATTAGGTGCATTTGGCGGCTTTGAACTTGCAGGTGAGGGTGGTGCGTTATTAGATAAAGGGTGGAAAAGGTATGTAACTGAGTCACCTTGGGCACAGGGTGGGGATGCATTGAAGCAACACTTGATTGCTAATGCGGTACTACAGATTCCCTTTATGGTAATGGATCCGCCGCCGTTAAGATCGGCTGGGCGTGAAAAGATTGAGCAAGGAGAACACTTCGAGCATCATGCGTTTAATAAAGCTGCCGAGTTAAAGAATGTTATTGACTTAGCTAAACCTTACCCACGGTTAGAGGCGCAATACACACGTCCAATAGGGTTAAAGCATACAGAGGATATGGCGACTGGTAAGATTATTACAGTCCCAGAGGAGGCAACGTTTGGAGTAAACTCGTTTGGTATTGCCGGAATGAAAAAGTTCTATCCGACTGAGCTAGACAAGGGTGTAAGAGAACATATCCAAAAAGGTGTGCTTAATGAATTACGTGAGAGAAGCAAGCAACTAGAGCTTGCATTTAAAGAAGGTAAGATGCTTGATCCTGAGACTGGAGAACCTGATGTAAGGTTATTACAACAGCGTCAAATACAGCTTACAGGCAACGCAATACAGGTAGTTTCAAGGGCACGGAATAGACCAATAGAAGAGTTAAATTTAACCCTCTTTGGTGATCTGCTAATGGAGCCTGTACCGAAGACAGCAGGTGAAGGCAAAGAGAAACATGAGACTAACCTTCGTTTAATGTCGGAGTTTAAGAATCAAGACCCAGACAGCATCCTTGCAGCACATGAACAAATTAGTAGGGCTAATGAGTTACTTGCACAGCTTAACTTACCTCCACTTTCTGACGGGGCAATTAAGAGTTCTTTGGAAGCGCACGAAGCGCAAGGCTCTGATGTCAAACAAGGAGTAAAGAGGACTATCCAAGCCCATAAGAACAGAGCGGATGAGTTAAGTAAGCAAGATGAATTCCCTACAGATAATGTAACCTATCGTCCAGAAGACCCAGATGGTCCTGAGTTCCAGAATAGAGGACCAATAATGGAAGAGGGTATTATTGATGGATTAGAGCTGGACGTCTTTCCCTCACGTCAAAAGGACATGAGAGGTATTACCGATCCAGAGGCAATAAGTAATCCTCAGCGAATGAAGGGGTCTTATGAAGTCCTTTCAATAATGGATGCGATGGAGAGTGCACAGCAACTGGGCTATAAGTATCAGATCTTATTTAGGCAACGAGAAAAAGGTCAGGCACCTGTAGTCATGGCTTTCACTAAGCAGGATCCTGGTCTTGCATGGTTAGAGCAACCTGTTTATGTGGGCGATCTACGTCAGCGGGCTGTGTATGAAGATGGTCCAGGTAGATCCGAGGTTATGGGTGACTTGCGTTCACCGTTCCTGGGTACGATTAAGTCGCCTTATACTTCTAAAGCAGTTGACGAAAAACCTAGTGCAGAGACTACCGTAGATGCTAATGTTGGGCACGAAGGGGATGCACCTCTACGTAAAGCTATTGTGCATTACGGGGAAAAGGTGTGGTTGCCTTCAGCGGTGGATAAAGCAAATGCTGATGCACGACAAAGGGCAGAAGGTTTGGATGTTGTTCCAATGACTAAGACTCAGAAGAGTACGCAGGAACGTTATAATGAGTTGGCTTTAGAGGCTGAAGGACAATTACTTACACCGGAACAAGAGGCTGCTTATCGTGAGGGTATCCGAATGGTAGACGACGCAATCAATGACGTAAGTCCTGAACTGCCTATCATTGATACGTTTATCCAACAAGCACAAAAAGAATTTATTAATTGGTTTGAAGCTGGCCGAGCTGACGGAGCTACATCTCCCGCACCTCCTCTTAAGAATCTGGCATTTAGATTAAAGCAAGTGACCAAACGTAAGGGCACAGGGCTAGAGAAGATTGACATGGAGTTACAGTTAAATAACTCCTTGGAGGGCACAGGCAGACCAGCAGAGTTTGAAAGTAAACAGGATGCGGAGTTCCATGCACAGAGAGCGCAAGAGAAGCACGGTGAGAATTGGCAGTTTGCCGTAATACCTAAAGAGACAGAAGCCTCAGGAGCACACTGGCGTATTAGGGCTGTAGGCAAAGTTCAAAAGGAGACGCTCTTTGATCCGGACGGTAATGAAACTATGCGTGCTACCAGGGATTTAACTGACAGTAAATCTCTTGAGACTGAGGCTACATTCCAGGCGGCAATGGACAAACAAGCCGCGAGGTTTAGTGCGCACCGTGAAGCTACGCCAACAGGAGAGAGATTACGTGCTGCCCTTATGGAAGCGTACGGAGATGGAACACCTGTCAGCGCATTTAAATTAATAGAGATATTAGAGGCTTACAATCATGTGGCTTATTACTCTGGTGCAGGCGATAGAAGTCAAGCAAGGGATACAGGTCAAGAATACTTTAAAGAAAAGACTTACGCTGAGATAAACCGTATTCTTAGGACAACAGGAAACCAGTTTAAATCTAAGAAGGGTGAGAAAGCTCCTAAAGTACAAATGAAGGAGTTCTTCCACGGAGCTAACAAGAAACATGTCGACGCGGCACTAGCAAAGTTACTTAATGAAAATGTCATAACTGACCTGCAATATCACCGTAGATCTGAAACAGGAGGGAAGACTGATACGCCCTCTAAAGTTGCTTTTCCTATTGATGTTCGTCCAGGAGATAAGATTGGATCACAATGGGTTAACTCTGCGGGTTGGGTAAATAGAATAGACCTAATGCGGGCGGTTAACCAGATGAAGCTACCTGCTCACGAAAAAACTTTCTTGCTACGTCATATTGGAAGAGAGTGGGGACAAGACATTAACGCAGTAGAACTTGCTAAGTTAATGGCAGGTAAAGAAAGTCTCTATGCTAGGACAGAAATAGTGGATACGCCTGATGGTAAAGTATTACAGGTTATTGACCCTGACCAGTCCGGTAAAGGGATGTGGAAGTTAAGTGAGACTAAAGTTACTGAACAGAATATCACTAACGTTAAGACAGGAGAGGATATGGGTGAAGCGCTGGTTCTGCGGGGTCTACGGAGTGACGTGCTTGACTCTACTGAGAGAATTGATACTTTTGTCGCAGAAAGTCGCGACACTAAGGCTACGTCAGTTAAGCAAATCATTGACCAACCTGAGTTAGCTGGTGATAGAGGAGTAGCTGTAATTGCAACAAAGGAGACATCTATCAGTAATCTAAAGAAACTTGATCCCTCTCGTCCTGAGCAAGCTTGGGTATTAAAGAACTCAGATAATTTGTATTTAGTTCATCTTCCTGGTGAGCAAGCCCACTTATACTACGACCATACGATTAATAACAAAGCTGACCTAGAACTTTACGCAATGAAAGCTGCGTTAAATGAAGCGCAGGCACAAGGTAAGAAACACGTCGTTGTCTTAGATGAAGCGGGCATGGTGAAAGAACATGAGAGCCTTGCACCTGAGTTGCTTGCGGGACGTGAGACTCCTGAAATGTTCACTACTACAGGAGATCAACATGGCAAGCTACAGCTGTTAACTGAAGGCGAAGGAGTCCCAGTTAAGGGAGAAGGAATTACTGGACTTGCTTATAAGGTGGAAGCAAAGCCTGACTCACCTATGCAGTTAGAGTTGTTCCAGCGTCCTGCATCTGACAACCCGAACGTTAAGGTAGTTACTACAGCTGAACCACTATTTGAGGGACTAGGTGATTTCTTCTACAGGACAGGTAGACGACTAGGTTTACGTGATGCAGAACTATCTGCTCACATTGAGGCAGGGCTAAATATTGTTAAACTCTACCCACAACTTTTGAAGGGAATGACTCATGGGCAGATCATGGGTGAGGCACACGGTGCATGGTCAGAAGGACGTAACGCTATTTTCACTAACGTCGAGTCCAGGACAGAAGCAGGGAGTCCTACGTTGGCACGCTTTACGGTAGGTCACGAGATGTTCCATGCTTGGTTCTCAGCATTTAAGCGAGGCAAGTTAAACTCTCAGGAGACAACAGTTATTAATAATCTTGTTAAAGCACTTACTGATGTTGCTCCTGAACAGAACAAGCTCGTAATACAAGAGGCATTACAGTTAGTTCCTAAAGAGTTCCGTGCTGACATACAGAAAGATATTGACGCTAGCCAGGATCCGTATTCTAATATAGAAGAAACTATGGCACACCTTGGCGGAGTGCTTTCACTGGCGGTTACTACTCCTAAGTCCCGTAACGGTATCAAAGACTTCTTAACGTTTATGCCTTCACAGATTAGTGATGGTGTGCGCGCTATGATACGCTTCATGAAAGATGGAGTGAGTTTGTTCCGGGAGTTTGGACGATGGGCATCAAAAGGGTTAGTTCGGAGTGATGCACTTGATCCAACATTAAAGAGTGCAATGGAAGATTTACATTCTCAGATGAAGAGTATGTCTCGTGTCGAGAATGAACTGGCAAAAGCTGAACAGCAGTTATTGGAGATGTCAACACTTGACCCAGCTGGAGTTAAGGAGTTTCTTCGTCAGGCAAGTATTAATCCAGAGGCTATGAAGTTTAAGCCTGATCCTAATGCACCTGATGAAGTCAACGACATGATCTTTCAAATGCGTAAGCCAATGGGATTGAACCCAACAGATAGTTTGTATAAACCGTCGAAGGCTGACATTAAACGTCTACGAAAGATGGCAGGAGAGACTTCTAAAGGACGACACCTGCTTAGAAAGTTCAGTGAGTATTTTGAGCCGGCTGACCAAATAGCAGCTCGTCGCCCACATCTCGCAGGCTTGATTGGTCTAATGGCTCAGGTGTCTTCTACAGCTAAAGAGAGTATTGCCTCTATTCATAGTGCTGGATTAAAGATGCACAAAGGCACACCGTTTGGTAAGGACTCTGAGTTCATAGACGTGCAAGACTTCAAGCACATGAAGCCAGTGATTCAAGGTAAAGGAAAGGCGTTTGAGTTATTTAATGAGATTGCTAGGTGGCAACAAGGACCAGGTCAGATGCAGGTATGGCACCGGATGACAGAGATGCCTACTGGAGAAGCATCGTTCCTTAAAGATAGATTACTTAAACTAAATAAACGCGACCAAGTTGCTGTGATGTCTGCCTTAGAAGGGATAACCCAGATGAAGGCTTATGAGACTGCAATTCAAACACAGGCTAAGGTAGCTATACGTCAAGCGTGGATTGCTGACGAATTGATGGGCTTGTTAAATAATTCTCGTGATACCTTACATCCTAATGAGGCATTTGACCTTGCACGTGATGTCTGGAACTTAGCGATGATTCAAAGTACACCGCCTAAGGATATGTCAATGAATCAAATGCAACAGGCGCAACAGCTTCAAACGCATTTGCTGAATAGGTTAGCTCCACAAAGAAAAGAAGGTCAAGAAGGCTTAAGTGAGTTTGATAGATATTCCTTTGACCAGATAATGAGTTCTGCGTCTCAGGCAGCGATGCGTCATAGAGAATTCTTAATGAACAAAGCTACCTCTCCTGGTCACCTAAGTGAGATTAGATACGGCAAATATGCCTATCGTTTCACTAAGAATGGTAGAACAGGTATGGTAGCAGGGCGCACAAAACGAGAGACAGAATTAGCACTTGCTAGAGCAACTAAAGGGAAACCAGACACAGTTGAACGTTATCAGACAAGAGAGAAAGACTTTGCTGAGATTAGTGATAGGGTTATGCAGTTGGTATCTGAACAAGATATTAAAAACAAACAACAACTTGCTGCTCACCTTGAAAGCATTACAATGGACGGAGGTCCAGCTAGTGGATTAACTGCACGGGACTTAGTGGGAGATCTTGACGCTTTCTTTGATGCAGGTCATCAGTTAAGAAAAGAACGTCTAGCTAGGGAAGTTGCACTCCCTGGTATCAAGCGTGGTTTTGCCCTAGGGCGTGAACAAATCAATATGTGGCAGAATCAGTTGGATCACTTTAATGCTTCAACTAAAAACGCCGCGATGTCTATTATGAACGCACGCGAGTCAGTGCACCTTAAGGATCCTAACGTAGTTGCTGATCCGGTGCATATGAAGCAGGTGCAGACTATGCTAGATAACTTTAGACGTCCTGACACTAAACCAGGTACAAATATCGTTAAAGCTATCTTTACTTATTTCCTTGGGTGGAATACAAGTTCGCATGCACTCGAAGGAATGCAAGCTATGTTTAGTATTACACCTAATTTAACTGCCATGGGTGCAGGAGTTGTAGGTGGAAATAAACTAGTCGCAGACGCGGCGGCAAGGGTAATGAAGTATCATTTACCAAGAGGAGCAAAGGGTGCGGCACTTCGTATTGCTACATTAAATCAACGGAAACTAAAGCCTGAGTCAGGAACGTACGGAGATGCAGAAGCGGACGCGGCAATGGCTTACTTCCACAAGATGCAGATGGTAGATAACCTTGGAGCGGCGCAGGAGGTAGTGGATGGACAAACTACTATTGACGCACGCCAGTTAAATACACCTGAAGCTCTTACTCCTAAGAAGATCGCTTTGAACACTTTAAAGTTTCCTATTAGTGCTTTCCATGGCACAGGGGTTAGGTTGTATAAAGTTACAACTAACTTCAACGCAAGGGTAGCTTTATTAGCTGGCTTTAACCATTTCAGAGCACAGAAGTTACAAGGGGAACAAAGGAAACTAACTAAGGG